TAGATTAGTAGAAGATTTACAATCTCAATATACAATCATGTACAACAAAATGTTTGTACTACATATAAAAAGCAATGATGAATACGTTGTTACATACAATGTTGATCAGGGCAATGTATCCTCTATCCCAGAGAATACAATTTTAGTTCATCGTAAAAAAGATAGTAACACACTTTACACCATTAATGCCCTAAACGAATTAATTAAGGGTTTAAATGGAGGTATAGTAGATTCACGTTATAGAGTAAATTGGCAACACTATCGTAATACAATTCTATTAACTCAACAAAATGAGCTTAAAGAACTAAAAACCAAAATTCACAAAATTATTGAATTATAAGTTTTAAATAAATGGTAAATAAAATTTTAATTACTATACCTACTTGTGAGGTAGAAGGTCATAATTTAAATTGGAAAGAATCTAGAGATACTTGGGTGATAGAGGCTAAAAATAAAGGGTATGATGTTATTTTTACAAAACCCTCAACTTCAATCCCTTCTAAAAAACATATAATCAAAGATGGTTTTCTTTTTAGTAAAAGTAAAGATATATGGGATGATCTTTTTAGAAAGAGAGTTTTAAGTGTATGTAACTGGATTAAAGATTTTAATATAGAACAATATGATTGGATATTCTTTATAGATTCTGATACTTTTGTTAATATTGAAAAATTTGATAAGGAAATCCCAAAAATATTAAATGAATATCCTGGAGTAGATTATATGGGGTGTGCTAATCCTTATGAAGGATGGTATCCTCATTCTCCCTTCTATAAATTTATCTACAAAGAAAAAACATTTGCCTCAGGATTTGGATTTATGTTATCTAAAAAAGCATGTAGGATTCTTGCTCAAAAATATAAAGATGAAGACTACAGCTATATTACTTTAGGAAGAGATGATGTTATTGTAGGAGATTTAATGTATAAAAACGGTATTCCACTTCTCCATAACAATTCATTTTCTAAGGAGTCAAAGTGGAGAAAAAAATTAATTGATCCCCAATCAATAGGAACTCCTCATATCGGAGACTCTAATAGTCATGTATACGTCCAACATTATATTAATGGACATATGAAAGAAATACAAAATGAATTAAAATCTTAATTTGGCTCCCCGAAATTAGTTTCGTATATTAGTTATAAACAATAAATAAGTTATAAACATGGATTTAGACGTAATCAAGCAGCGACTAGAGGCGCTGGAAAAACCTGCCTCTAACAATAACAATGGTAAATCATTGTTCTGGAAACCATCAGTAGGTAAACAAACAGTTCGTATTGTTCCTTCTAAGTTTAACAAATCAACTCCATTTAGTGAATTGTATTTCCATTATGGTATTGGAAAACCAGTAATGATCTCTCCAATTAACTTTAATGAAAAAGATCCACTAGTAGAGTTTGCTAAAAAACTCCGTCAAACAGACCAACCTGAGAATTGGAAATTGGCTAAGAAACTCGAACCAAAAGTTCGTTATTTTGCTCCTATTATCGTTCGTGGTATGGAAGATGAAGGTGTTAAAATTTGGCAATTCGGTAAAGAATTGTATTCTTCATTTTTGCAAATGGCTATGGATGAGGAAGTAGGTGATTTTACTGATGTAGTTTCAGGACGTGATATTAAGTTAACTACTGTAGGTCCAGAAATAACAGGTACTAAGTACAATAAAACAACTGCTGCTCCTTCAATGAAACAAACAGCACTAGATGCTGATGCTTCAAAAGTTGAATCATTCCTAAGTAATCAAGTAGACCCTCAAGGTGTATTTAAGCAGGTTCCTTACGATGAAATGAAATCAAATCTTGAATCTTGGTTATCTCCTGAAGATACTGCTCAAGAAGGTGACATCATTGATGATGAAAAACCTACAGTAGAAACGAATTATTCACTTAATACCTCAACAGAAAACGTTAAGCAAACTAAACTAGATAAGTTCGATAGTTTGTTTGAAGAAGAAGAAGGTGATGATCTACCATTCTAATTATGGCAAAAAGAAAAGTAAGCAAATCACTCTCGGCGGCTGTGTCCGCCGAGATTAAATCTAAATTTGATCTTAATAGCTTTAAGAATAAAAAGGGTCTAGGTGGTAATGTAAAATTTAAACCACAAAAATGGATTCCTTTAAGTGATGCCTTCCAATCAGTAACTTCTGTACCTGGTATTCCAATGGGTCATGTTTGTCTTTTAAGAGGACATTCTGATACAGGTAAAACTACAGCATTAATTGAGGCAGCAGTATCAGGTCAAAAAGCAGGTGTCCTCCCAGTATTCATTATTACTGAAATGAAATGGAATTGGGAACATGCTATGCAAATGGGTCTTGATGTTACTGAAATTTGGGATAAAGAGACAGGTGAATTATTAGATTATCAAGGTGATTTTATTTATGCGGATCGTGAAACACTTCATACAATTGAAGATGTAGCAGCATTTATTTTAGATCTACTTGATGAGCAGAAAAAAGGTAATTTACCTTATGATTTATTATTCCTATGGGATTCAATTGGGTCTGTCCCGTGTCAAATGTCTGTTGAGAAAAAGAAAAACAACAACGAGTGGAATGCTGGTGCTATGTCAACCCAATTTGGTAATGTAGTAAACCAAAAAGTTGTAATGTCTCGTAAGGAAAGTAGCCCATATACTAATACATTAGTTGCTATTAATAAAGTATGGACTGCTAAACCAGAAACACCAATGTCAATGCCTAAATTGATGAATAAAGGTGGATTTACAATGTGGTACGATGCTACGTTTGTTGCTACATTTGGTAATATTTCAAACGCTGGTACATCTAAAATTAAAGCAATTAAAGATGGTAAGCAAGTAGAATTTGCTAAACGTACTAACCTTCAGATTGATAAAAATCACATTAATGGTGTTACTACTAGAGGTCGTATTATTATGACTCCACACGGGTTTATTGAAGATTCAGATAAATCACTTAAAGCATACAAAGATGCTAGAGGTGATGAATGGAAAGCAATTTTAGGTGGTGGTGATTTTGATATTGTAGAAGAAGTTGACGCTGAACCTACAGAAGTATTTACCCAAGAACCAGATTAAATTATGGCAAATAACGATTTATTAGAGCTCCTCAATAACATGGATAAGGAGCCGGAGACACCCTCCTCACCACATGAAAGAGTTTTATTTATTGACGGTCTAAATCTATTTTTTAGAAACTTTGCCATGCTTAACATTGTTAATGAACATGGTGTTCACGTAGGCGGTCTTGGTGGATTTCTCCGTTCATTGGGGACTCTAATAAATGCTATTCAACCAACTTCAATGTATGTAGTTTTTGATGGAGAAAACTCATCAATGAACCGTAAAAATATCCTCTCAGAATATAAGGCGGGCCGTCACCAGTCTCGTATTACTAACTGGGATATTTTTGAAGATGTTGGAGATGAGCACGATGCTAAAGTAGATCAAATTGTAAGATTAATTGATTATTTAAAGTGTCTTCCTGTTAAAACAGTAGCCCTCGATAAGGTAGAGGCCGACGATATAATCGCGCATTTAGCAAGTAAAATTACATCAAATAATGATAACTCACGTGCGTTTATTGTATCAAGTGATAAAGATTTTATTCAATTAGCTAGTGATAAGATTTGTGTATACCGTCCTATAGAAAAAGATTATTATACTCCGGATACTGTACAGAAAAAATTTAATGTATTACCTGAAAACTTTATTCTATATAAAGTACTAATGGGTGATTCTTCAGATAAAGTCCCAGGTATTAAAGGTTTAGGTGAAAAGAAATTACGTAAACTATTCCCAGAACTATTAGAACGTTCTCTTACATTAGATGATATTATAGAAATTAGTGCTGAAAAACATAAAGAGCATTTAATTTACTCTCGTGTAGTACTCCAAGAAAATGATCTTAGAAATAATTATAAGATTATGAATCTACATGAACCTATGATCAATGAAGTTGAAACAGAATACTTAAACTCTTTAATAGAAGAACAACCACCCGTGCTTAATCCAAAACCTTTTCTTAGATTCTACCAAGAAGATGGGTTACGTCACTTGATTAAAAACCCTGAATTCTGGTTAAATAATCAGTTCCAAACATTAAACAGTTTTGTAAATGACCCTAAGTGATTTAAATAAATACGGACCCGCATTTCAAATTAAGGTTATTCATTCCTTACTTGAACGTAAAGACTTTTTAGTTAATATTCATGATATACTGGATTCTTCGTATTTTGATAATCAAGCCCATAAGTGGATTATTGATAATATTTTAAAGTATTACAATGATTACCACACTACTCCTACCCCAGAGGTATTAAAATCGGAGTATGAAAAAGTTACTAATGATGTTTTAAAGGTATCTATTAGAGAACAACTTAGAGATGCTTATAAAATTGTAGCTACAGATTCAGAGTATATCCAAACCGAATTTTCAGCATTTTGTAAAAATCAACAACTTAAAAAAGCACTATTAGGTAGTGTTGATTTACTTAAGGCTGAGGATTATGATTCAATTAGAGGATTAATTGATAATGCCCTTAAAGCAGGAATGGATAAACATATTGGGCATGAATATCTTAAGGATATAGAAACTCGTTATCGTGAAGAACAAAGGGTTACTATTCCAACACCTTGGA